AGACTTAATTACATCATCCACCCGTCCCGCTTCACCAGCTGCTGGTAAGGCTTACTTTGAGACGGACACTAATAAGATTATCGTTTGGGACGGTACTGCTTGGGTAGAAATTATCTCCGACGGTACTGCGTAAATACAACGCTTTATTCTAATCATTAACTAACAAAATACTAATAATATGCCAGATACATCATCCATATTCTATCAAATTGGTCAATCGACCAAAAGTGCTATTGCAGCAGAAGAAACACGGGCGTTGGCTGCAGAGGCTACACTTCAGACGAACATCAATTCTGAAGCCTCCAGTCGTGCAAGTGCTGATACTACGTTGCAATCCAACATCGACAGCGAAGCTTCAAGCCGTTCGGCTGCTGACTCTACCTTACAAGGTAACATTGACACAGAAGCAAGCAGCCGTGCATCCGCTGACACAGCTCTCCAATCCGAGATTGACGCTACTCAAAGTGGTGCAGGTCTTGGTGCAGGTGGTTCGTACTCCGCTAACTCTTCCACCAACTACATTACTTCTGTAAGTACTTTGGTTGGAGCTGACGAAGCTCTCGACGCACAAATCAAAACTAACGCTGACGCTATCTCTTCTGAAGCAAGTACTCGTGCATCTGCCGATACAACCCTTCAGTCAAACATTGATAGTGAAGCATCCGCTCGCTCCTCTGCTGACACAACTCTGCAAGGTAATATCGACACAGAAGCTGCTTCCAGAGCCTCCGCTGATACTACCCTCCAAAGCAACATTGATGCTGAAGAGACTGCCCGTCAAGCCGCTGACTCCACGCTTCAAACAAACATCAACGACGAAGCTGCTTCCCGTGCGTCCGCTGATACGACTTTACAGTCCAATATCGACGCTGAAGAAACTGCTCGTATCGCTGCTGTTAGTGGTGAGGCTACAGCTAGAGCTTCTGCTGACACGACTCTTCAAGCTAACATTGATTCCGAAGCTTCGACAGCCCGTGCTGCTGAATCTGCTCTTGACGCTGCTAAAGCTAACCTTAGTGGTGCTTCCTTCACAGGAGACGTAAGCGGAACAAACCTTGTCCTTAGCGGTAACTTAACTGTTCAAGGTACAACAACATCCCTTGAAACAACTAACTCCCAAGTTAAAGACGCTATCATGCTTCTCAATGACGGAGCTGCTTCAAGTGCTAACAACGGTAACGACGCTGGGTTTATCATTGAGCGTGGTTCTTCCGACGACGGAAACATCGCTGCTGTATACGACGAAGGTGAAGACAAGTTTGCTTTCTACAAAACTTCAGCCAGTGCTACTTCTACTGACATCAGTGGAGACGACGGAAGTGCTACATTGATCGACGTTAAAGCAAACGACGTTGTTCTTGGAGACGGTAACAATCTTGGTTCATTGGCTGACTTTACAGCTGCAATGGCGTAAGACTTAAACAATAACTAGCTAACAATGAGTACGAAAAAGAAAAAGGATACATTAGTTCCGATTAATTTTCGTCTCACTAGCTCACAAAAGAGGGAGGTCGCTGGCATCGCATCAGATTTGGGTGTCAGCACCTCGGCTCTTTTACACTCGTGGATTACTAGAATCTTGAACAACATGAACGGATTCGGTGACCATGACCAGCTACTGAGAGATAAATAACAACGTATGAAGTCATTCAAAGAACTAGGTAAGATGCATGGGCAGACGGCTGATCTGTTATCAGATGCTGTTAAGTTCATGAAGGCCACCGAGGAGTACAACCCTGCATTGATTAACTGTGTGATTAAGTTCCTTAAAGATAATCGTGTTGAGTGCATGTCCGAAGAAGGAACTCCTCTAAATGATTTGAAAATCGAAGCTCTGCCTTTCTTAGAAGACCCAGAGGTTCAACGGCAACTCGGCAAATAACACCTACTCTTTGTTTCATTACATACACCAATAAGGAGTCGCTTCTGCTATAAACGGAGGCGACTCTTTTACTTTACAACAAAACGATGAAGAACAAGAAAGCACCTGTAGAGATACCACCACAGCTAAAGAACTTTAAGAACTTCCTGTACATTATATGGAAGCATCTTAACCTGCCTGATCCTACTCCTTTGCAGTATGACCTAGCTGACTATATGCAACACGGCCCGAAGAGGTCTGTTATCATGGCGTTTCGAGGAGTAGGTAAGTCGTGGATATGTTCGGCCTATGTAGTACATCAGCTACTGCTAGACCCCACTTTAAACATCCTTGTAGTGTCTGCCAGTAAGAACAGAGCAGATGACTTCTCCACCTTTACCTTGAAAATCATACACGACATACCTATTCTTCAAGGACTCATACCAACAGATAACCAACGATTCAGTAAGATAGCTTTTGATGTAGGCCCTGCTCCTGCTGCTCACGCTCCCTCTGTTAAATCATTGGGTATATCGTCACAGCTTACCGGGTCTCGTGCTGACATCATTGTAGCAGACGACATAGAAGTACCCAACAACTCCGCTACACAAGGCATGAGAGACAAACTGGATGAGCAAGTAAAGGAGTTTGAAGCTATTGTTAAACCCTTGGACTCCTCCCGTATCCTCTTCCTTGGTACTCCTCAGTGTGAAGACAGTATCTATAACAAACTACGAGACAGGGGCTACAACGCCCGTATATGGCCTTCTGAGTATCCACAGGTGTCTACCCTTGCCTCACACTACGGAGACGATCTAGCACCCTTTATAGGCGATAACACATCAACAGAGACAGAAGGTACAACTACAGAACCCCTACGCTTCTCTGATATAGACCTAGAAGAGCGGAAGATGTCGTACGGCAGGACAGGGTATGCTTTGCAGTTCATGCTTAATCCTAGGTTGAGTGATGCCGACCGTTACCCCTTAAAGATTAACGACCTTATTGTTATGGATGTAGATGTGGATGTAGCTCCTGAGAAGGTGATGTGGACATCTGATCCTACCTTTGCTGACAGAGACCTACCTAATGTGGGACTGCGGGCTGACCGCTACCACCGACCTCTTAAAACAATAGGTGAGATGATACCGTACACTGGTTCTGTGTTATCTATTGACCCTAGTGGTAGAGGTAAGGATGAGACGGGGTACGCTGTGGTGAAGATGTTGAACGGTCAGCTGTATGTTCCAGACGCTGGTGGACTGAGAGGAGGCTACGACACACAAACCCTACAACAACTCGTCGGTATAGCTAAACATAACAAAGTTAACCAAGTAGTCATAGAGTCTAACTTTGGGGACGGTATGTTCATGGAACTTATTAAACCTCTGTTTCGTACCACTTACCCGGTAACAATAGAAGAAGTAAGACATAACAAACAGAAGGAGCTTAGAATAGTAGATGTGTTAGAACCTGTTATGAATGCTCACAGACTGGTGTTTGATCCCTCTGTTATAACATTAGACTATAAGTCTGCTCAGGCTTACCCTATAGAGATACAAACGAAGTATATGCTCTTTTACCAACTATCAAGGATAACAAGAGAAAAGAACAGTCTTACTCATGATGACCGGTTAGACGCTCTTTCTATAGCTGTAGCTTATTGGGTACAACAGATGGCAGCAGATGTTAATCAAAACATGATAGACCGTAAGCAGGAGCTGTTACAACAAGAGTTAGATAGCTTTACTGATAGCTTTCACAAAAGAAGCTTTAGCGGTAACAAAGCGTTACTGTGGTCTTAATAACAAAGCTTACTCCTCCTCTTTATGTTATTACTGTTATAACAAAGGTGCTGTGGTAGTTAGTACAAATACATAAGTATTAGTAAGAGGTATGTTAAAGTACTACTCCTCCTATCGATCTATATCTATAGATACACCTCGCCTTAAACCTTTGTTATTAAGAGCAGTAGTAAGAGTAACCGTTAAAGTAGGTTTTGAAGCGAATCGCTGTAGAAACCTCAGTAAGAGTAGTAAGAGTAGTAACAGCTATTGTAACTCTTTACTCCTACTTCCTGTTGCTTTACTTATTACAATCTGTCAGTTAAGCGTATACTATAACGTTTGTTATAACGACCTCTCACTAAAGCCGTGAGGGGCTATGTTAGCAAGTTACAACCATTACAGGCTGAGTGTCAAGCTTAGAGTTGTAAGTCGTTGTTAGTGAGGTACATAAAAATAGGGTAAAAGTGGTCGGTAAAAATTAAAGCAGACGATGTATAAAAGTGTTTACAAGTAATACATACCTGTGATAGCGTAACAACACTATGGATAACAACGATCAGACTGATGCTTTACAGTTCGAACTTAATAACCTTGTAGCCAAGTTCCAGCAGGAGTTTGATCTGAATGCTCAGACTATCATTGGTTGTTTAGAAGTAACAAAGCTAGACCTCATAACAGACTTTGGTGTGGAGTTCTTAGCCGACGAAGACCTAGAGGACGACAGCAGCACCGACATTTTCCCGTCCTTCTAACTACGAAGGTCACTATACACCGCCACCTTAGCTCAGTTGGTAGAGCACTCGCCTTGTAAGCGAACGGTCGTCAGTTCGAATCTGACAGGTGGCTCCAGTAGTAAGTAGTAGGTAGGTAGTAAGTAGGTAGTAGAGCTGTAGTAGGAGTTGTCGAAATAGGTTGAAAAAATGTGAAGGGCTAACGCTATATACGCGGACGCTTTTTACCCCCAAGGTACCCTAGCTTTTTTCTACAGGGGGCGGGGGCTTTGGTTAAGTTTTGTTATAGGATCGGTTAATGCCAGTGTAAAGGATGTCATAAGTCGTTGGTAATCAACGGAACCTTACTTCGTATAATAAGTATTATGTCTAATTGATACGAGCTACCGGGATGATCACGGCTAAATGCAAGTAAGTTGCAACAAGGCAAAGTCAGATTATCAGATTATGATGATGCGTTGATGCGTTTTTACTCTTGTTTTCATTTTTCGCAATCTTTGCTCCTTTTCGCTTTAAATTACAAGATGTAGTATTTGCTTAAAAATGATTACTTACTATCTTCAGTTGATATTCAATGAGTTATGGCACGGCTTAAAAATAAAGTTTGACTAGATGCAGTATTTTTGACAATTGTTTGAACAGTTTTTATTTATTACTAACACAAACCAAAAAACATATATCATTATGAAAAAAACAATAACAGAAAACGATTTCATTCAAGCATTCACTGATTATAACAGAGAAAGCCAGTTTAGCGTCAAAGCTCGTAAAGAGTTATTTAACTACATGGAAGAATGCGAGGCAGGCAGTGGCACTGAGTTTGAGCTAGATGTTATCGCTCTTTGCTGTGAATACACTGAGTATGACAGCATCAAAGAATGTATTGAAGATTTTAAACATCTTGACGATTTTGAGTTTTGTGAGACTAACGATGATTATCGAGATGTTTTCTCTCATTATACTCAAGTTATTACATGGGAAGATGAATGCGTATTAATTCAACACTTCTAAAAGCTTACCAAGATGAAAAACAAACCCGATCAAACCTTACTTAATTTCATAGAAGCTCAACCTAACAAAACCAAAGCTTTGCCACCTTTCAACCCTGACAACTACCAATGGGAAGCAAAGGGGACAAAGTGGAAGCAATTGCTTGTCATTTTGTTGTCACCTTTAAGCTGTGTCCTTGTCTGGATTTACCTTGCCTTCTTATCTTCTAAATAACCAACCAACCAAATAAAAACTAAACCAAAATGAATAAACAAATACACACTTCACAATCCCTTAAAGCTAAAGACGATCCATCTACCGATAACTACCACTACCAACTCGATGATGGCGAACGCTATCTTTTAACCGATGGCGAGGCTGACTGGCTTTTCAACTGGGTAAAAGGCAAGTATGCGATAGCAGATCACTTGATTGAAAACATCGAGGAAACCGATCAAGGCTGTGTCTACACTATTGAATCGATAGGATTAGGTGAGGCATTAGAAGCTGATGGAATGTTCCCGAAAGCTGTTATGTTATCTGATGATAGTGCCTTGCAAGCTATATTCTTTTACAGTGCCTGTGAACCAGCTTAAAACCACTTGCCTTCTTATCATCATCTAAATAACCAACCAATTAAAATATCATTATGAATCATTCTTACATTGTTATCGAGTTAAGAACTGGCAAGGCTATCCTTGAGCTATTCAATAAAAAGCTTGCTGATCGTATCAATACAAACAAATACAAAGTTATGACCGCTTATGAATACTTATGTGGTTTAAATAGTAAAAACTAATATCATTATGAAAATAGAAATACCTAAAGGCAAAGATTCAGCTCTTGATATGGAAGCGGTAGAATGCTGTTATATCACCATCGGGAATTATCTTTATTACTTTGACGATTCAATCGAAGGCGAGGTGGTAGTAAACAGATGGCGTACAGATAAACAAATTCCGACTGTCGATCAGCTAGGTGAGCAGCTGTTTATAGGTTGCGAGGTGTCCTCATGTCAGTAACCACTATATTAAAGAGTCTTGATGGCAAGCGAGATATTCGTTTCTGCCATTACCTAGAGAGTGACCGCTCGCACGCATTGCCTAAGCTTATGTGGAAGTGTGTGAGTCATCCTGAATTTCAGGGTGAGGCAATGAGCAAAGAACACTTGTCGGAATGCTTCAAGGATACCCTTAAGCTTTTACATGTTAAACTAAACCAAACCGATGACTAAAACCTGTCCAGATTGTGGGCTGTCGTTACAGGGTAGAGACAATGAGTCAGAAACCTGTAGCGATTGCCTACTGGGCTTAACAGACGATTACACAACTAAAGAACCTATGAATAATAAAGAGATACTTTTAGACCCTATCGAGATGACCGAGGAACTAATGTTCCACATCTTCAACGCTGAATTTGGTGGAGAGCTTGACTCTGGTCATCGATTCTTCGAGTTATACTTACAGCTCCAACTCTACAAAGAAAAGATGGTGAAGGATGAGGAAGATACTGTCATAGCGATAGAAGGTGATGAGGTGCGGTCATGAGCTTTGATACATTCATGGGATGGCAATCTTACCCGTTACTTTACATATGTGACCATTGCGAGGAGGAGATGCCTATAGAGTACAAGGACGAGCACATATGCGACGAACAAACCGAAGAACAAGAGGAGGAGTTATAATGACTTTATTAGGATTAGGAGTGATGATTATGATGTTTATGATCATGATCGCAATACTTTACAACGAAGATTTATGAGATGCCTCAAATGCCACACCAAGACGGATGTTATAGATAGCCGTTCCTCTGACTTATGTGTCCGTAGAAGACGACAATGTCCTGCTTGCAAGCGTAAGTACTCAACTAAAGAATTAAGTGACCAAAACTGGTTTGAGTTCTTGACAGAATCCCTAAAGAAGGTTTTAAAAGTACCAACCGATGATTGATATACACGTAGTACATGACTTTGACTGGAGTATTCTAGACTACCAGACACGCAAGCAAATACAGGAGGGAAGCGACGCTTTTTGGGCTGACTGTGAGCTTTCTGTTGTGAATGGTGAAGTTGTCCGTACCGATATACCAAGGAAGAAACCGATTACTGGCTTTGACTTTGTTTTTAACGACGAAACCGAGAGTGAGCAATATTAGTAACAATACCGAGACGCTTAAGAAGATGAGAGACTTCGGTATTGCTAAGTATCGGGAGACTCAACGGATTTACAGGGAGAACGGCTTACGTGGTGAGACAGAGAGTTGCCGACGGGTGATGCGTAGCGTTGTGCCACAGGTAGGTGAGGCTTTGTGTAAGGAGCTTGAGTTTTACAGCCATCGTCGTAACAATCCACCGCTGTTCCTCATGTTTATCATGGACTTTGACGGGTACGAGCTCGGTCACATCACTCTTAAGTGTTTGATGGACATGATGGACAGCCTTCCTAAGATGCAGGAGGTGGCTGTGAATGTAGGGTCTGCTGTGGAAGCTGTTGCCCGTCGTCGCTACTTTGAAGAACACAGAGGTGAGTGGGACAAGTACCTGTTAAAGAAGAAGCAACGGGTGTTAAAAGGTAACCGACGCTCACAGATGGAAGTATTTTTTGAGGAGGAGGAGAAGCACGAGAGGTTTGGTGACTTCATACGCTTTAGGTTGTGGACTCCTCGGCATAAAGCAACGCTTGGCATGTGGTTGTTTGAACAAGTAAGGATGCACAGCGGTCTGTTTGAATTGTTCTACCACAAGTCACGAGTAGGACACAGCACCAAGCACGTAAGACCGAGTAAGAACTTTAATGATTGGCTTAACCGCTTTGACAAGTGGCGTGAGCTTATGCGTCCACACTATCTTGCTACTCCTGACGTACCTGCTAAGTGGGAGGGTAACAACGTGGGAGGATACAAGCACGACGGAGAGATGAACCTTACCTTTGTTAAGTACCGAGGTGATGTGGGTGATATGCATAAGATATTTAACAGCGTTAACAACATTCAGTCGGTGAAGTGGCAGATCAACAAGCAAGTATTAGATGTAGCTACTAAGTCATGGACTGAGGGACTGTTACTTGGCGGTATGCCTCACAATGAGGAGGTGCAGATAGAGGACTACTACGAAGGGGAGTGCCCTGTTGAGTTAAGCGACTGGAAGACACGCAAGCGACGAGCTATTGAAGCAAACCTAAAGACCCGAGGTGCAAGGTTTCGTACAGCTAAGACCATGTACACAGCTAACTACTACTTCAAGAACTTAACCGACGGCTTTTACTTCCCTCACAATGTAGACTACAGAGGCAGAGTTTATCCGCTTCCTTCTTTTGTTAACCCACAGAGTGATGACCTTGGTCGTAGCTTGTTGTTGTTTGCAAAGGGTGAGCAGATAGTAGACGAAGAAGACTTTGAGTGGATCCTTATTGCAGGTGCTAATGCTTTTGGTGCGAAGGGTACATTTGAAGAGCGAGTAGCTTGGGCAAAGAGCCGTGAGTCTTGTATACTTGCCAGTGCTGACGACCCGATAGGTGAGCAATGGTGGACAGAAGCAAGTGATCCGTGGAATATGTTGGCGTTTTGCTTTGAGTATAAGAAGTGGAAGGACGAAGGCTATGGGTACACCAGTTACTTTCCCGTGCATCAAGATGCTAGTAACAACGGTATACAGCTGATGAGTATGTTGTTGAGAGATGAGGAGTCAGCCCGCCAAGTAAACCTGTGTGCTGATGCACCGCTCGGTGATATGTACCAACAGGTAGCGGACAATGTAACAGATATTTTAAAGAAGGACAGGAGTAAGGATGCATTGGCTGCAGGTTGGTACAAGTTTGGAGTCAGCCGTAAGTTTGCAAAGCCTATCGTTATGGCTCGTCCGTACGGTGCTAGGTGTTATAACAGTGTGGATGTACTGATGCCTGTGTACGAGGACATGGTAGAGAAAAGCTACCGACCCTTTGAAAAAGGAGAGAACCTTACAGCCATTGGCTACTTAGCTAAGTTGATAAACAAAGAGGTGGACAAGCTGTTACCTAAACACATGGCTTTGATGGGTTGGTTAAAAGATTTATACAAGGACGGAGCGTTGGAATGGACTACACCTTACGGCTACTCAGTGAAGAGTGTTATCTACAGGTATAAGAAGGTGGAGTTCATGACTGCTGTGAACGGACTGCTTGACAAGTGCTACATCAAAAAGGAAGAAGGAGTAGATAAGAAAAGAATCCGTCGTGCTTTCATAGCTAACTACATACACAGCCTTGACGCATCAGTCGTACATAAGGTAGCAGATCAGATGGAGTTTGACATGGGCTTTGTACATGATAGCTTCTGCTCTCACGCACCAAATGTAAAAGCTATGAAGCGTCTACTGCTTAAAACTTACAACGAATATTTTTCACGTGACCTGCTTGACGAGTTGAGTAAGGAGGTTGCAATAACACAGGATACGGAAGTACACTCTCGGCCTCAGCTTGGCACTTATGATGTGTCGCAAATACACAGATGTTCTTACGTATTCCATTAATAAAAAACACATAATAACAATAAATAATACTATGAGTATACCATCGAGAAAGAAACACGACATCATTAAGTTAGGCGGAACAGCTAAGTACTGCCACTTGAATGAACCTAATAAAAGATTCAACACTGAGTTTGGAGTATGGAGCTGTGACCTTGTTGTCGGCAGTGAGCAAGCAGAGGTGTTAAAGAATGCTATCCGTCCGTTGTACGAGCAAGAGTTACAGAAAGTACAAGACGAAAACCCCGGTAAAGAAATCAAGCAAGCACAGAAACCATTCGAGGAACAAGCAGACGGTACAACTCTTGCTAAGATTAAACGCAAAGGCGGAGGACGTAGAGCAGACGGCACAACTTACACCTTATCTATTGCTTTGTACGACAGTGCAGGTAAACCTTTACCAGAGGATGTGCAAGTATGGGGAGGAACTAAGATGAATGTAGCTTTCCGTCCTAGCTTTTGGTACTCACCTGCTCTTGGTTTTGGCGTATCACTTGATCTTGAAGCAGTACAAGTCATTGAACTAGCCAATGGTGGAGTCAGTAATGTAGCAGCAGAAGCCTTTGGATTCACAGAAGAAGAAGGATTTGTAGCTAACGGTGGTGAAACCCTTGACGCAGTATTCAGTGCCGAAGATAACAAAGAAGAAGAACAAGCGACCGTCACGACAGCGGACTTCTAATAACGGTTTTCGTAGCGGGTTTGAAAGTAAACTCGCACATCAACTGGAGCGTGGTGGTATTCGATACAAGTATGAAACATTACA